ATCAACAATCCTAATCGGTGGATCAAGACCGCGTGGCCGCATGATGGCGCGAAGAGGTCTCCGGGGTCTGGTGATAAGGAAAGTAAGTCTCTAGCAGGCAAGATGAGAGGGTTTGGCGTTAATCTTTTAGGTAAATCCGCTAGATATGAGAATGACCGTGGCGGACCACAGCCTGTATGGCCGATTATTGAAGAAGTAAACGGTCGTGAGATGTCCGGTAGATTCAAAGTATTCTCAACCTGTACGAACTATCTGGAAGAACGGCGTAATTATCACCAGAAGATAACTAAAGGTGGTGAGTCGGAGTTAAACCAGAAGCGTGATGATTGCCTGAAAGCCTGCTTCTATGCCGTAATGATGAGAAGGTACGCAGGTACTTTCCAGAGAAAGAAGACAAGACAAGTCCAATCCTGCTTCAGCACCCGCGTTTGAGGTCTATTTGAGGTCTATTTGAGGTCTATATGAAATATAACCGTAAAAATCTCCCAAACAGTCGAGCAAAACTAGAAGAGTTCGTCAGAGAGAATGGCCTACATCCCTATGGTGTTGTTTCGTATCAGGGAAGGGATATATTTCTTGCAGAAACTGATCTGGAGATGGACGACCCTATTACTCATCCTCTAGGTTATTGGCAAGCCGCTTGGTTTGTGACGGCTCCTGACTCGATGGAGAAGATTGATGGGGGCAGTTGGGGGATTTATGACGCATTCCACGATATGGATAAGGGCTGGACTGCTGAAGCCAAGAGAGAGGCGAGAATCCAAGACATGATGCAGAAGGCGAAAGAATGGATCGACAAATCAAAAGAGGTTGGCCGTTACGATGCCTGACACAAAACCAAAACTAAGATTCTCGAAATCAGATAAAGATGTCATTGCAGAGAAAATCTGTGATTGCCATTCCAAGAGGAAGAATGATCGCAGGGTATTAGAGCGTCAATGGTCTGAAATCGACCGGCAGCTTGAGATGGACCCAGCTCCTCATGTGAAGAAAGAACGCCAGGGGGAGAGAGAGGAGGCGACGTCATGGATGGCTGAGACAGAACTCCCAAGCCAGTCAGAGACCCTTGAGATAAGCACAGCAGATGCTCGTAGGCTGATGATGCCTAAAGGTGTCGATTGGTTCGCAGCACATGCAGCATTGACTGATGACTATTTAGAGAAAGTGGATTATCAATCTCTCATTGCGGGGGATAAGAACGATGTTCCGAGTAAGATCACTCAGGATAATGCAGACAAATTAGTCCAAGGGCTTATGGCCCACTGGCACAATCAATATGACTTTAAAGGGAACGTAGACTCGATAAATTCAGAAGCCTTCAAATACTCCATGGGGATAGGTAGAGCAAGGCAGGTAGAGAAGCGAGTCTTTGCCCATACAGACAAGGGTGTTCAATTAGTCAAGCACACAATCCCTATTTTAGTTCCAAGGTCGATCAAAAACACCTATTTGGACTCAACAGAACATACACTGAGCAATGAGGGGTTCATCGTGGCCCCTGGACAGATATTTGAAACCGCCCTTCTAGCCAAAGATTTGATGATGGCCTCTCAGCGAGGGTCGTCTTCGACGGAGGACATGAATGGTGGCTGGATTAAGGGAGCGTTGAAGGGATTTGATGAGGACAAGGAAGTACAGATCCTGGAGTGGGAAGGTGACATGGTGGTTGCCAGGAAATCTTCAGGATCTCATTATCTTGCCAATTCTATTATCTCTGTAGCAGTGGGACACAGTGGGAAAGACAGCATCAGGTCGGTATTCAGAATCAGAAAGAACAATATGCCGTGGACCTCCTATATTCTATTCCCTTACTACAAAGAACACATAGATTCACCTTACGGGACTTCTCCTTTAATGAAAGGAAGACCTGTACAAATGGCAGCTACTGAGTCATTGAACCGATTAATGGAATTGGGAGCATTACAGACGCAACCCCCGGTTAGTCGAGATGGGGATATGCAGGGTGAAGACCCGAAAGTCCATCCAGGGGCTATCTGGGATGAGGGCGTAAAACCACATGATATTGGCAATCCACAGGCCATGTTAGCGGTTTATTCTTCTTTGCTCTCTCAATATTCCGATGTAACCGGGACGACTGCGGCAAGATTAGGCCAACAGACTGTATCCCACACTACAGCCTACTCAAAAGAGGCTGAACTAGCACGTGGGCAGATCAGGATCAATCATTATACCGACGCTACCCTGGAAGGTGCGTTAGAGCGGTGGTTGCACATGGAATACCATACCGGAAGGGAGAATATGGGAGAGGAGCTTTTCTATATCCGGCCTTACGGTGGTTTCGTTAAGGCTAAAAAGTCTCTCCTACCGGATCATGTTGAGTTTGAAGCATACGGATCTGGACAGCCTGCTGATGAGAACGCTAGGAACCAGAAACGATTTGCCGCTCTACAGATGGCAATTCAGATCGACCAAATGCTTGTATCTACCGGCCAACCTCCAAAATTAGACCTTGGATCAGTGATTGAACAAGTCCTGATGGAAGGTTCGTGGACTGACATTGACCAGTTAATGAGTAAAGAGGCTATTCAAGGGATTGAGCCTAATCCAGGGTTGCAAGTCGCCGCTCAGCAGGGATTAAGCTTTGGAAATTAATCTCTCAGCAGAAGCCAAAATACTCCTCAATGAGTTGAGGGGCAGACCGGAATTCTTCGAGATTCTTGATGCACTGAGAATTGAAAAGGCCCCTCTTTATAAGCCGATCAGGACGATAGACAGTAATAAATTGCCTCCAGTTGTGCAGGATAACAATTGGAAATTTGACTCAGGCGCATATAGTGAAAATATGCGTATTCTTAACTTCCTTGGAGATACAAAATGACTGAACAAACTGCCGCCGAAGCAACCCCGACAGAGGGAGTTGCCGAAAGTGAAGTTGCCCCAGACCTTGACTCATTGTTAGCCGAATATGAAACCCCTGAAGCAATAGAGCAACCAGAAGCCGCCCCTGAACCCACAAGTGCTGAAGTGCTTGAGATGCGCCAGTTACTTCAGGCGAACAGGGAAGCACAGCTTAACGAGGGACTGAATGAGTCTGCCCGCATGGTAAAAGAAGCGGCAGGCGAAACTGCAAATAACATCCCAGAGTGGATGATTAAGGGCGCGTTGAGGGAAGAAGCGATTCGTAACCCTCAGATTGAAAAAGTATTCAACGACCGCCAATCCAATCCGGCGGCATGGAATAAAGTGGCTTCTGCTTTGGGCAAGAAGATTGCCGCTGACCTTTCTGTAGACCGAGCATCGACAGATAGCTGGAATGCGGTTGAGGCAGCACAGAACGGTGCTTCTAGTGGAAAAGTACAGGAAGTTGAACCAGACTTCGGAAAGATGACAGACTCAGAATTTATGAGTTGGAAAGTACAAAACTCATAATGTAGAATAAACCTATACCGTCAAACCATTGGCGCTATAGTTCTCGAACCGTGATTGTAAGCCTGATGTAAACACGTCTTAGTGATTTACTGACTGACTCCAATGCACAGGATTGAATGGTACTTACATTTAACCTATACAGAGGAGAGACCATCATGGCTCTTACAATTACAGACGAACCGCTGCTTCAGCGTCCGGTAAACACTATCTTCCAGCAGACTCTTTTGCGTAATGCAAAGTCTCGCTGCCTTCACTTCCTCGGTTCCAGTGCTGCAAGCGTGCAGACCAATATGGGTACGACTACGGCAACGTGGCGTCGTATTAGTATTGGCACCAATGCTCGCGGGGCCTTGACCGAACAGACCACGACTGCCGCCTACATGGGTGGCCGTGATGCTTCGGCCCTGACCTTTGCGGCTCCGACTGCAACTGCTTTGAAGTATGGTAACTACGTTATCCTTAACGAGGAAGCCGATCTTTATAACTTCAATGGTCAGTCTGACAAGATCGTTGAGATTCTTGGTATTGATGGTGGCGATTATCTGGATTCGTTGCAAGCATCGTTCATTTCCGACAACGGTGATACGATCTTTGCCGCAGGTGCAGCTTCTGAAGGTGCTGTGGTTTCCAAGATCACTCTCAATTCGGTTAAAAATGCCGTAGTAACCTTGGATAAGAACAAGGCGCTTACCTTCACGCCGATGACCACTGGTAGCCAGAACTTCGGCACGACTCAGTTGATGCCTGGATTCATTGGCATCTGTCATCCAGATGTAGCTCCTGATATCGCTGCTTTGGCAGGGTTCAAGCCTGCTGAAACCTATGCGGGTCAGGTATCCCTGTTCATGGGTGAGTTCGGTTCAATTACCGTAGCTGGTAGGACTGTACGCTTCTGCTCTGGTCATAACGCTGATGTTAACGCTGATAGTGGTGGACTGACTGGTACGACTGGTCTCATTTCTACCACTGGCACTAATATCGACACCTACACCACGGCTATCTTTGGTCGTGATGCGTGGGGTTCGTTAGGCTTTGGTCAATCCTTGCCTGATGGTTCCTTCATGGCTGGTGATGATGTCAGCTCAATGAACCTCATCTCTCACGGTTTGGGTAGTGGTGGTACTTCTGACCCCTACAGTGAGATTTCGACGGTTGCTTACAAGTTCTGGTGGGCGGCTGCTGAACTGAATGCGGCATGGAGCCGAATCATAATCTCGGGAGCATCCAGCCTGAGTTCGTAAGTTAACTGGGGGGTCGAAAGACCCCCTTTTCTTTTTAGAGGTAACAATGACACGCATTTCATTAGGTAATATGGGGATTGATCCACGGTCTGCTTATGACAAGTTGAGTCGGTCAGAGGTCAGGAAAATTCTGAATGTAAAAGGGATTAAGTTTGACCCGAAGATAAAAAAGATTGATGGGGTAAAACTTCTCCAGGCACATAATATTGACCCAATGGAAGTGTTAGAGTGGGAGCAAGTTACCTACACTGGGGCTGATGGTAATCAAAAGATTAAATTTGAGCCAAAGCGCACAGAGCCTAAGCGACCTGAAGGGTACGATGAATTAGCGTTAGCCGCTTTAGATAGGGCGAGTGCAGAAGCAGTGGAGAAATTAGAGACTGAAAAGGTCCAGTCTTTGCAGACAGAAGTTCAAGACCTTAAAGATTTAGTGAATCGGCTTTTAGATGAACGGAAAGTCGATTATGTCGAGTCTGAAGTAAAAATAGAAAAGACAGATTTAAACAAGATTCACTGGAAGAAGTTCCAGAAGTTAGCAAAAGACAACGGGCTTACTTGGAAACCAAAAGAAGACCGTCAACCAATTATCGCCAAGTTAGAGGGCAAGGAAGATGTCGAAAAATCTCCTGAACGGGGTCAATCAAGTGCTGATAAAGACCCAGATCGTCAGTTCGAGCAACCTGCTAACGTCGCTAACTAACTCAGGCAAACAGGTATTCATTGACGCTGCGATTCAGGCGTGGAATGAAGCCGTAGACCAAGTTTACTCCAAGTCCAAAATCATGAAGCCGGAACAGGGTTCAGAGGACTCTATCACGCTAGTAGAGGGAGAGAGATACTATGACCTCCCCTGCGACTTGGTTCAGATCCATTGGCCTCTACATGACGTTACTAACGGACTGTATATCCAAAAGTATCCTGGTGGGTTTGAAGAGCTGAGAAACGCTCAAACGCAGCCTGCAAATTACACAGGCCAGCCATCAGAGGCGTCAATTAGCCCGATAGATGGAACTTTGTATATCAACAGAACCCCTACGGATGGGGAAGACGGATATGTCTATGAGTACTTCTACTGGAAGGACACAGGGCTTTCAAGCGCAAACGATGTATTCCCCTTCTCTGATGTAGTATTTAGGGCGATGGTTCCTGTTGTAGCTGAGTTGTGGCGATACAACCAAAACAACAGATATACATCAGGGATGGCTAATGTGAATTATGGTCGTGCGATTCGTGCGCTCAAACAAGAGCCTAGAGATACGTCATGGATCAAGCGTCCAGGTGGTGTTCCTTACACGAACCCTCTTGGCTTTAGCCCGTTCAGTGATGCCTGATGGCAACGATTAAAGGCCCTGAAGACCAAACGGTCTTAATCCAGTTCGGCGGCGGTATGCGTTCAAGAGCGCCGTCCGATGAAATACATGATAGAGAGTGTGCTGACGGTCAAAATTATGACATGGACCTTCAGAATACTCAGTACAGGCCAAGGAAGCCCTTTGAGAGATTAGGCACTGCGCCTAATGGCTCGGAAATCAGGGGATTCGCGTCACTGCTAAAGCCTGATAATACCGTCTCAATGCTTGTACAGGCCGGTGACACGGTTTACCAGTGGAACGGGAGTAACTTCACAGCCAAGGGGACAGTGGCCGCAAACGCCCGCTTACGAGGGCACACGACACATAACTGGCAGCTAAACCCTGCTGTAGTTCTTATCACTGATATTGAACTTGAAGATGTCGTCATGCAGTGGGACGGGACCACATTATCTGATGTAACGTTTACTGATGAATTGGGAGCGTCTTACTCACCATTCAAAGCTAAATATTGCATTGTAGATGGTGAAAGGGCGATATTCGGCAACGTTATAGATAAGTCAGGAACTGAACTTCCCCACATGCTGGTTGGAAGTAAGGTCTCTGATTACGAGAATATCACTGTATCTACCAAGCCTAGTTCTGCTCTCGGTGAAGATGACCCATTCTACCTACTGACTCCAGATCTTCGATATATCAATGCTTTGGTTTCAGCACTCGATATCATTATTGTTTCAACGATGGAAGGGCAGATATTTAAGGCTGTAGGTGCTTCTGCGAAGGATTTCGCATTCAAGTCGCTATACCCAAGATCAGGGGTATCTGGTGATGAATCGATGAAGTATGTCGGCAATGACGTTTACTACGGAAGACAGGGACGGATTGAGTCATTAATATCTAATGACAAGTTCGGTAATGTAGAATCAGACGACCTCTCTGTAGATATTACAGATGTGATCGAGGACTACACCGACTGGACGCTGACTTATAACGAGAGAACCCAAAGGGTCTATTGTTACTCTCAAGATACGGCTGAAATTTGGGTTATATACAAGCCTCTAGTTC